AAGTGTTGCACCAGAAGAGTTTTCAACTTCTACATCAGTGTCAAATTTTCCGTCTGCTAAATCTCTTGCGCGTGTCATTAAGTAATCTCCATGATACTCGCCACAGTATCTAGACTACTGGCAACGCTGGATTGCACAATCAAGCTATGACCTGTTTCCATAACGATTTTGTTTCCAGACATGTACTCAAAGCTAGATCCAACAGGTATAGGAATGTCTTTAGCCAAAAACACCATATCACCAGCGTTCAGCTTGATATCTGCCGTGATTTGAGATGATCCGGTGTTTGCCAGCGTCAGACCAATTACAACTGTAGTGGTAGAGCTTGGCACGGTGTAAACAGCCATGTCGGAGTTCGCACTGCTGTTTGCACCGTTAAACACCTTATTTTTAAAGGTATTAGCCATGATCTACTCCTATCCTACATCATCAAGCAAAGCACATACGATGACCTCTGCGGTGGATGCAGACGAGATAGCGTGAACATCAGCTACGGTGGCATTTGGAAGCCTTGCCGCAAAAGCCTCGTTTGGCCCTATAGTTACGGCATCTGCTAAAGATGAAGATGCTGTTCCAGCATCAAAACACACAAAAATGCTACGGCTGTTTGTGTCTATGTTTTTGATAAACAAGAACTTGACCTTATCACCAGTCGCTACAGCGGTTGGTGCCGTGTCATCATCAACAGCAGTGTAGTCTGTATAATTACCCGCGATCAAATCTGTGCTTGAGTTGGATACGCTAGTCTTCTTGTAATACCACTTGTCATTAGCGTCAGCAGGGGTGACAGTCATACTAGCCGAGAAAGTTTTGGCAATCTCGTCCGGCAAAACTGTCGCCTGTGTCGTTACGGAAGCATCATTTGCCATGTTGTACTCCTATCATCCGAGGGCGATTGCGAGGGCTGTACTTTGATCAGCCACATCTGGGTTATCGGCTACGTTAAATGAGGAGCCAACCGCCGTAACCGCTGCACCTGAACCCGCTCCATCACAAAACACTATATCAGTTTTACCGTTTGGTATGGATACGGTGGCTCCGCTACCCTGTTGAATCGTCGCACTGCGACTGCCGGACAGGGAATTTTTAATAACAAAAAACTTAGTGGCTGTGTTTGGGGCGATTGTTACGACGTTTACCCCGCCTAAATCTGAACCACCGTCTTTAAGATTTATGACAGAAAACATGCCAGTCTGTACATTACTTTGTCCAGACGTGGGAGATGCCGCACGAATTGTAAGATCTGTGGTCAAATCAGAGGCAGTTAAATCTGCCGCACCAGTGACTCGGTCAAAAATATCAAAGTTAAAATTAGTGACATCGCCCCAAGTGCCTGAAAGTTCACCTGTGGCGGGTTTTTCTATACCTAAATTTGTGCTGAAAGAACTTGCCATGTATTGCTCCTACGCCGCTATCTCTGTCCAATCAGGATTCTGCGAGGGTGTCTCTTCAGACCATGATGGAGAAGCTGCTTCTACTTCTGTCCAATTTGGAGTCTGGCTAGGCACAATACTCGTGTAGATTTGAACTATACCAATATTTCCAGTTCCTGCAACCCCCGTGAAGGCATATGTTGACTCTATGGTGGGGACAGTAGTAGCTTGTCCAGTACCACTTACACCAGTCACAGAAAGTAAAGAAGACCCTGTAATTGTTGCAGAGCCTACTGATCCTGTGCCAGCCGCACCCGTAACAGCTACGGTTGCGCCTGCCGTAACAGACTCATCACCAAAACTGACTGTAGCTGAAACACCAACTCCAGCTACATTTGCAGCACAATTAGTCTGTTCATCACCGACTGCGGTGGTGCCTACAACATTTGTGGGAGATACGAGAGCGGTGCCTGTTAAGGTAGCAGAGCCGACTGCTCCTGTTGCAGCCGCACCCGTTGGGGCGACTACGGCAGATGCTACAACAGATTCAGAGCCTAAAGCAGAGGTTCCCGCAACACCGGTAACAACGACGGGTATGGCTTGGTT